AATCATTATTTTCAGCGTATATATCAGATATTGAGGCTGGTTGTCCTGCGTCTCTGTTTTCTGAAGCTTGTCTTATTTTTTGCTCTATTCTGTTTCTTTCTGCTTGAAGTACTGAAACGTCGGATTCTTCTTTTATTAACATTTTCATAGCGGCTGTTAGTATTACAAAATCTGAAAATTGATTTATATCGTCTAATGTGTCAGAATCTGATACTAGTTTTGTAGCTACTGGAATGTACCAGATTTTATATGAGAGTGCGTTGTCAGGTACTGGGGAGAATCTTATGTTAGATCCCATTACTCTATATCTCACGTTTGATATACCTTGAAGTGACCATGATCCAAATTCTTCGTATCTATTTCTTTCGTTGAAGTTGAATGCATTTATTGAAAACCAGTCAGTTCCGTTGAGTTTTATATCTACGCCTCGTAGTTTGTAGAAATTTGTAGGTAGTGCGTATTCGGCTGTTCCTGATACTGTTGTTCCAGATTCAGTACTTAGAAAGTATTCTGATTCGTAATTTTCAACTAGCATATCATGTAATTCTGATATTGCAAAGTTTATATAGTTTGTCAGTTCTGAGTCTGAGATGAATTCATTATCGGACATGTCAGCTAATTGTCTTGATTGTGTTTTTAATTCTTCTAAGGTTATAGACATAGATTGTTCCTTATGGTTTTAAAGCGTAAAAAAGCACCCACTGGATTATAGTGAGTGCATTTTGTTACATTTCTTCTTGTTTTTCTTCTTCGTCTAGTACCATTGAGATGAATGATTTTAATGCTGACTTAAGTTTAGAAGGATTGTCTGATTTAAAAGCTGACATCATGTCACTACAGCAGGCGTCGTAGCCTGATTCGTAGTCTTGTTCAACTCCTTCAACTGATTTTTTAACTTCTGAATGCTCTGAGGAGCCGAAGTTAGGCTTTAGATCGCCGTGTCCTGACATTTTCTTCATTATCAATGTGGCTAGACCTTTTCTATCGTCTTTAAAGAACATAATGTCTCCTATCTAGAAACGCTAGTGTTTTTTAACTCGATTTTGATTAGAAGAGCTGATCCGTCAGATGGATCTGTTTCAACTGCTGCTGCCTTGCATTGAATTTTAAGTTTTTTGTCTGTAGATACTGTATCAGATTCAACTTGGAATGTAAGATCTTCTGCTGTTGATTCTAATTGAACTACGTGAACGTGAAGAAGGTTGTTGTACTTGTCGTCTAAAGTGATTTCATAAACTCCAGCACTGTCTCTAGTGATTGAGGCTACTCCAACGCTTAGGTTGGTGTTTAGAGTTGGTGCTCCGGAAGCTCCGATTGCTACTTTAGCGAAAAGTGATTTAACTTCTCTTGTTAGTGATTGTACTCTGTGAAAATTTCTACTAGCCATTGTGTTTCTCCTTTAGTCTCAGCCAGGCGACGGCGGAGCTTAAAAAGCAGCTTCCAGTTAATTCCAGAAGCTGCCAAATTTTATAAATTAAAGTGCGATTCTTGCATTAAATCCTGGAGCTTTACACCCTAATTGGGCATAGTAACCGATACGGATTTCTACTGCATCTGCGTTTGATTCTCTTAACATTTTCATACCATCAGAATCAAGAATTTTTGGAGCTTTTCCTAGAGAGTAAAGTTTCCAAGTATCTAATTGAAGCATGTATGCAACGTTAGAAGGACAGTTTTGATCTGCCATTACTTTGATAACGCCACGTGGACCGTTGATTTGAATACCACGGAAACCGACGTCAGCAGATACTTTAAGATCTACGTATTGAACTTTTGATCCTAGAGCTTTTTCAAGTTCTGCATATTTAGCGTAGTTCATTACGCAATGTCCTGGTTTTCCGCCTTCTCTAGCTACACGAGAAGCAGCGCTGATTAGAGCTTCTTCTAGTGGCTCAGCAGAACCGTCATATCTTACGCCGCCTAAACGAGTAGCGTCTACAGATCTATCAACTCCAAAGAAGTTTTCAGAAGCTGAAGGAGCTGAAGCTGGAAGCCATGCTGCAAGACCTTTGATTTTTTGATCGTAATCACCTTCTACGAAGATGAAGTCATTTGTAGCTACTCCAGTTCCGCCGTCGATTGCAGAAGCTGCGTCAATTGTAACAACTCCAGTGTCTCTGTTTACGCCTGTTACAGTAACTGATCCAGATTTAACTGATCCGCCGCCGTTAGCAGTTGAAACTACTAGTTCCATTCCTACTTCAAAGTTAGTAACTTCTTCAATGTCTACTAGAGTGATAGAAGTACTAGTTGTTCCTGAAAGAACTTGACCGATTGATCCTGATCCTGTTCCGAAAACTGCGATTGCAAGAGATCTTGTGATAGCATTGATTGCTCCGTCGATTTCAGTAGTTGCAGCTTCCATAAAAGCGTTTGCATTACCTTTTGAAGCTTCAATTACTTCGTTGCTGATTGAAGCAAGAGAGTAATCTTGTTTTCTTGTAAGAACGAAGTCTACAAGTTGACTGTTAGTTTTATTTGCCTGAGCAGTTGAAAAACCAGCAGATCTACCTTGTGGGTTTCCGTAGATGATTGGGATTGGTAAATTTCTTCCACCGAATTGCTCATACTTTGGCAAAATTGCCAATAGAGGGTTGTCAGTGTAAACCATGTTTTCTACTCTTTCTGATGTGTAATGTTGTTTAAGAGCTGCATCAAAGCTCGTCATATCTAAACTCATTTATAATTCCTTTTTGCTCCAGAAACTGTTGTTTTTTGATAGTTACTGGTTAAGATTAATGTTAATTTTGAAGTTACGTTATGTAATTTCAAGGTTTTAATTTACTCGTTCCATTTTAGCAATGAAGCTGCTAAAGAAACTGAATCATCTCGCGTGGCTGGTCGACGTGAATTAGACACTGTTGTCGAATGAGTGTTTGAAAGCGTTGGAGCTTTCTGTGTTTGGAAAGTCTGTTTTGGCTCTGTAGACTAGACTTGTGCTTGTTGAGACTCTGCTTGAGTGCTAAACTTACTTTTAATTTTGTTAAGATTGAGCATTTTTTCTAATTCTGCCTCTAAATATGTTTCAACTTGATCCGAAGCTTCTTCCTTGGAAATAATACGTCCTGTATTATTATAATGCTCTTCGATCACTTGGTAAACTACATCTACTGCGTCATTAGCTCTTATTAACTCGTACTTATCATTATCATTTACAAAATCCGCCAATTCATTTTGGAAGTTTTGTACGGTCTCATTGTATTTTTCTTCTTCACTTCTTCTGTCTCTTTCTTGAAGCTCTTTTCTTATAGATTCCAGCTCTTTAGAGTGTTTTGACTCTATGTCTTGGCGCATTAAATCCATTTGCATATCTATTGTAAGTTTGCCATCATTAAGTGCTAAATTTGTTAGCTGATCATATGATAAGCCTAGTTCTTTTAGTGTTCCTAGAGGATCTCTTTTTAGTCTATATTCTAGTGGAAGTTCTGGTTCTGATTCTACTTGAGGCTCTTCGCTTTTAGATTGTAGAGACATTAGTTTTTCTTCTAGTTGAGCTAATTTGGCTTCATATTGACTTTGCATTTGAGCTTCACGTTCACGTAGTTGTTTTTCTCTTCGTGATAATGCTGCAAATTTGGAGCTAAATTCATCTGTTTTAGAGGATTCAACTTCTAAGTCTTCTGAATCTGAATCTTCTAATTCTTCTGAATCTAAGTCTTCTGATTCTTCTAATTTGGATCTTAATAAGTCTGTTTCTTTCTTCTCAGTTAAAGCTGTTTCTAAAGCTTGTTGTTTATCATGTTCTGCGTAGGCTTCTTCTGTTCCATCATAGGGATTTCCTTGAGGGGCTGATTCTTCTTGAGGTGTGTACATGAATTCTGTAATTACTGTGTTTTCTGACATAAAAGTCTCCTTTGCTTGGTTAGGCGGTTAAGCCTGCTGTTGTTACAGCGTTGTTGTTTATTATACTGGTATGTTTGGTAGTAATTCCGATACTGGAGCTTCTTCTGGTATAGCTTGAGGAGCTGCTTCTACCATTGAGGGATCTATTGCTGCTGGATCTACTGGCATTGGAAGTTCTTCGGCTGGAGCGTTTATCATTGTTGACTCATCTGGAGTAGCTGCGCGCGTAAGAAGTTCTTGAGCGTCTTCTATCCATCGTCTAAATAGGTCTAATCTTTCTTCAGGAGCGTTTTGAGTTCTATATAGTAGGTAAGCTTGTTGCATCATTGTAACGCCGTTTGTGAGGTCTTGATAAGGCTCAGGCGTTTGATATTCTCCCTTGTCTATCATTAGTTCTATCATTTTTTCAATGTCTTCTAAGCCTGCATTTGATCTGTCCATGTATGTTTTTAGATCTGGAAAGTCTAGTAGCTTCATTCCTTGTTGTGGTGATATCATACCAGCTTGAATAAGTTCTTGAACTGATTGAAGTTTTCCAGATGGAGTAGATGGAAGGCTTGAAGTTGGAAATACGTGCATCATGTATTGATCTTCTTCTAGATCTACATCTTTCCATGAGATTGTTTCTAAGAATTTGTCGCCTTTTACTTTTACAGTTAGTTCTCCGGCTTCGTCGTATAAATCTTTGGCTAAATCTATGATAATTTTAGAAGCGTCCATGAATGAGTCTTGATATCTTCGTGAAACTGCTTGAAATCTTTCACTTTCTATGTCTGAAAATTCTCTTAATGCTCTTCCGCTGTCTAAGCCGGAAGGTTTTGAGCTTTGAGCGCTTAATTGACTTATTCCTGCTATTTCAAATGCTCTGTTATATAGTCGATCTAAGTGCATAAATAGATCTTGTGGTATAGCGCTTACAGATTCGTAGCTTGGTTTAGTTCCTACGTATGATATTACTCCACCTATTTTGTTGTTTAGGTGAACTGTTACTACTTTTGAGCTTGCTTCTACAAATACTTTAGGAA